CGCTCCTTGATGATGCGGTCAACCTCATCGGGTGCTGCATCGGGAGAATTTTCGATTACGGTCTTCATTGAAAGCCACTTGGCCTCCATAGAAAGGTTCGTAATCTTTGTGTTGTTCGTCTCCAGCGACCAAGGAACAATCTTTGCGCCAATGTGCAGCTTGGAATATTTATCCACGCCGTTATTCTCCAAATCCAATCCCTCTTGATGCAGATATACCATGTCGTTCACGAATTTGCGCCAATCCAATGCGCTTTGTGTAGCAAGGGCATAGTCATTAGACATAGCCAATGCGATGCCGTTGCCTCCGCTGTTGGTGGCTGTAATATCCTTTGGCGTGATGAACGATGTAGAGCTGAAAAGTGAAATCTTTTCCTCAAGGGTTTTAAGATACCCGTCCATAGTCTGCGGTTCGGGGAACTCAAGCACTTTTGCATCCTGCTTTCCGTTGGTTGTGTCACTTGAAAGATTGATGATAAGGGTACTTGAATCGCGCTTGAACGACTCGGCATCCATCTCTCCCGTGAATACAAGTGCGAACGTACCGAAACGCTTCAATGCAATATCGTTGATGTTTGCCATAAGCTCCCACATCTCGATGGTGCTTTCAGCATACTCCCAAGCCACTTTACCGCGCTTGATAAGCAAAGGACAACGGCTGAAGCCATGCTTTTCCATCGTAATCTCCCAGCCCGTATCACCTTGCATTACGCGATAGTGGTTTGTATTGTCGTATGTATCAATAATTTTCTTGTTATCAACCATGTAGACGATAGAACGGGCGATTTCGTAGCCGTATTCATCGTAGTTTGGCACAATCTGATAACCGTCCTCGTAGCTGTACGTGGTTACGATAGTCTTGTTTTCAGATTTATCGAAACTGAAAAGCAAGCCCGTGTTACCAAGCTGCTTACAAGTGTTGATAGCCTGCGAAAGCCACCAGTCCATATCACGGTCAGCCCAAGCATCCTTAACCTCCTCAAATGGGTCAATACCGCCGTTATTGGCGTCGGTTTTGCCGAGGTTAAAGAGTAACGGATTGGCTGTCAGCGAGCGAACGTGTGCCGAGTGAATCAGCTTTTGGAACGATGCCGTTTGTGTCATGTCAAGCATACCCAATGGCAGCTCGCATCCGTCAATAGAAACCTTGATATGCGGTATTGACCTATTCATAATGATATGATGCAGGTCGGGGCGATACTCCGTGATATACAAATCCTGCGACACGGGCTTTAGCGTAAGATTCGTGAAACCAGTATCAATCATGGAATTAATCTGAATGTCCGAGTTCTCGTAGCCGTGACCGTTCATCTTACCGCCGCGAGTGAAAGGCTTCATCTTTGTAAGCCTTTCGGGTTCATGCAGAAACCATTTGATGTCGTGTAATCTAATCATCTTATATTGTACTTAATATGTTTAATATTTCGCTTGCGTTCCGTATCTTTCTTACACGGTGTATTCTTGTATCGACCTCCTCTTGGCCGTTGACGTTAAGTAAGGCCAGCATATCGCTCGCCTGCGCTTTCTTGCGCATAATGCCAGCGTCGTCACGTAACATTCGGTAGCAGTCGTATATAGTGCCGCCGCAAAGGAGAATGATGTTATCCATAAGGTCGGGCGACATGCCTTTTAGCAATGCCTTCATCTTTTCCTTTGGTAGCATCTCTAAACGGCCATTAGGCGTTTTGCTGAATTGGAACACGCGGCTTTCAAATACCATGTGTTTCATTACAGTAGTTCCGCCCGACCGTTTCATGTTCTTATGATTATAGTGAGCATTTGCGAGTCGCGGCTCATAGTGGATAAGGCCGCTTTGAATCATCTCCATAGCGACATGGCCTGCCTCGTCCTTCATCGTCTTGAATTGTGTTTTACCTCGATTGCTTGGCGAGCCTGCACCGCTAAATAATATCGCACGCGGGAAGCAATCCTTTAGGAATCCAAATCCCTGCACGTCTATAATCATCTCCTTTTCTTGCAGCTTGTGCTTATCACGGAATTGTATAGCCATGATTACGGCCTCGCGGTTGCTGTTGCTTGTGGAATATTCAATATCACTGCACACCCAGCCGTAATGCGACCACAGCTCCCAATACTTGAATATTAAGTTATCGAATCCCGTTGTAGCCATATCCATTGTCATTCGCCGTTGCAGCACTTCGCAGCCAGCAGGCGTTTCCAATGGTCTGAACATGCGCTCCACATCGTTTGTGGCTAACTCCACGTTTGACAAATCCTCGATGCTTTCCTCTTCGTCCGTTAATGAATAATTCCAATTAACGGCGTATGCGGATGCTGCCGTAGCTGCATTTGCGGCCAGTCCGCGATAACCTTTGTTCTTTGAAAGCATCTTTTTGTTATCGCGCACATCGAAAGTGAAAAACACCATCGAAAGGATAAAGTCCTCGTAGGACATGTCGGGGTCTACAAGCAAAAGTGCATCAATGGCATCTTTTGCCTTTTCGTAAACCTCGCGCTTTGTGCGCCCCCAAACGGCCTTTTCATAATCTCCGTTCGGCATGAAGAAAAACATAACAACACCATCCATCGACTTGTCGACCGTACCGTCGTCATTAATCCACCCACCTCCATGCACGCCTTTTCCGCACAGCTTACGCATAAAGCACTCTCTTTCTGGGTTCTGTGCGAGGAATACTTGCGCCTTTCCGCTTGTGTCGCTACGCAAACGCGGAAAGAATGTGGATATTGTTCGCCATAAGAATTTGTTGCACTCGTCGAAAATGAGCTTTTTCGCCTGCAAGCCTTTTGCGATTTTATCTATAACGATAGGGTTCTCGTTATCCAGCTGCTGAAACTTAATCTCAGAGCCGTTGTAGAGTTTCATACCCATGTCTTGATTGTTACGGATAATCTCGCCTATTGGGTCATGCGGCTGTTTCTTTGTTGTACGGTCGATAAGAGGGTACATCTTTTTAAGCGTATCATTTACCTTTCCCGCGCCCCAAAAGTCGCTGATATTACGCATAAAGCATACTATCTTAGCGTTATCGTTCATAGCAAGGTGCATGATAGGCGCATAGTATAATGCAACGGATTTGCCGCCGCCCGTACCCCCCGTAAAGCATACGACATCAGCATTAGAACGGATAGCAAACTTTTGGTTGCCATCTTCTAACGGTGCTAATACAATATCGTTACGCTTACGTGCCATACGCAAAAGTAATTAAAAATGCAACAAGTTTATAAACCTAATAGAAATTTCTTGTTGCAAAGATACACATTACTTTTCTGTATAATTGACTTGCACCAAATTAAGTTCGTGATTTTCACGCGCTTTATCACGTTCTTATGTTTATTTTGCTTTTCGACTTTTCTTCTTATTTATTAAATTTGCACCCAAACAAATCTAATTGTTTAATTTTTAATAGTAGAAAACTATGACAAAAGAAGAGGCTTTACAGAAAGTAAACGACTATTGTAACGAGAAAAGTTACACCGCTGCAACCCTTACCGATGGTTTTAAAGACAAGTTTGCTGAACATTTTGCAAAGCGTTATCCCGACGCTGCCGCAGATGATGAAACAGCTCTTGGCGACATGAAGTTCGCGCTTAATTCCGCTTTCAGCGGCGCAAGCACGATTATCACGGACAAAACCAAGGAGTTTGAGACGAAAGAAAACGGCTACAAATCCCAAATCGCCGAGTTGCAGAAGAAAATCAAAACTCCGCCCACCATTGTTGAGCCGCAGATTCCGAAGGAGGTACAAGACCAATTGGACGAATTAAAGGCTTTCAAGGATGCGAAGAGCAAGCAAGAAAAGCTTGGTAACATCATGCGCATTGCAAAGGAGGGCATCCGTTCAGACTTACACGCGTCATTCGACAAGTTCGCTTCCGATTACGCCGTTAAGCTGGATAAGGAAGACAAGGAGCAGGCCGAAGGGCTTGTAGCAAAGTTCAAGGACATCTTCAAAGATTCACTTGGCGACATCAGACCTCAGAAGCCTACTACCGACGAAACGAAAGATGCAGAAATCATCGGTTCTCTTCCGAAAGTAAAGATTAGCTAACATCATTTTTATAAACAACTTAAAAAGGAAACATCATGGTAACAAATTTAGCGTTTTTCTTCGAGACCTCCCGTAAGGTTCGTGGCGGTAAGTTTGTTTGGGTTAAGGATGGTAACGGCGAGCAACGCGGTAACGTGCTGCTCGGTGGCACTATTCTGAATCCTAACAAGGGTTTCGGCAAGTTGTACGCAGCCCAGCTGGTTCAGTACGACATGCAAGGTGGATGCCTTATTTTCCGTTCTTTCGCGGCTAATAACGCCACAGCCCAAGCCTCCGACACCGTAATCTACTTAAAGGGCGACGGATATTCTGACGCTCCCGAGGTCGGCATGGTTATTATGAAAGCTCCCGATGCTGTTACGGTTAAGACAATGACCGTTGTGGCTGGCTCGGGTAGCGACCCCGATACCGTTACGGAGTCTTTCGCAGACTACACTGGTCAGTCGGGTAAGATTACCGCCGTTGAATACGATGAGGCCAACGCACGTTTCAAGGTAACACTTGATACCGCTATCGGTGCTCTCGCAGTCGGCGATGTGTTGGTAGAGGCACAAGGCACAGCCGCAAGTGCTTCCGCAAAGGTTCTTGTACCAAAGCCCAACACCTTTATCGAGAAGGATGAGGAACTGCTCCCCACCGAGGGTTATGGCTTCCAAAATGCCAACTATTCTATTTCCACCGTCTACAACAAGCAGGCTTTCATTGCCCGTATGCAGCCTCTGCCTAAGTACGTGCTTGCATTGAATAAGTCCCTTATTGACGGAATCTTTTGGATTTAATTAATAAGAAAGGAAACAAGATATGGCACAAGCATTAAAATACCAATGGAATCCCGATGAGGCTATTGAAAAGCTTTATCAGAAAGGATTCATGGACGGAACTAACGTAGGTTTCCTCCAAACTCTGATTGACAACACTCTCGAAATCGAGGCCAACGCCTTCTTTTGGCAGGAGCACTTCACTGTCGAGGGTAACGAGTACAAGATTGACCTGCAAGACACCAAGAAGAATCCCGCTTGGACTGTTCGTCAGAAAGTCAACCGTGTCGTGCCTATGGCCGATGCAATGGCTCCTCTGTCTGAGACCGCCCAACTCGACACCGAAGGCTGGGAGGAAAAGACTGGCTCTATCTACCAATATGGTAAGGGCTTGTTTGACACCTCTATGTCTAAGATGGAATTGCAGGCACGTCTGCGCGAGCTGAACATTCAAGACCAAAACCTCATCACGGGCTTTGTTAAGGGTGTTGCAGACCTCGTTAAGACCCACAACTTCCGCGCCTCTTACATGGCCGCACAGACCCTTTCCTATGGTGGTGCTTATTCTAACACCAATACCATTGCATTCAAGGGTACTACTGGCTCTATCACATCGACAAAGGGATTCAGCGGCGTTTCCACAATGCAGCAGTCCTACATTCCTATCGAGAACTTCAAGAAGGCTGGCACTAAGGTTTGGTCTGCAAACGACTGCGATATTCCTTCGCAGATGCAGAAGATTGAGCACGACTTCAAGGTTGCCAAGGGTCTTTCTGACGACTTCGCTATGGAGTGGGACATCCCGTACAGCATCGTTACCTCTATCTTGATTAACAACAGCTATTTCAAGG